ATGCACTTTACCACTCCATCTCTGACGGCTTTAGGTATTTTCGTTGGAACTGCAGGCATAGCGGCTGCTATCCGAGCAATCTACTATAAAACTACGTCCAAGGAGCAGAGTGAGGAAGGGGTTGTCCCAAAACCCCATGTTGATGAGAAACCCACGTTTTATTATCAAGATCCTTATGTGCATACTTCAATGCAGATTTCTGGCGCTTCCGCATGTGCGCAAGGAGATATTTTGTATGATCAAATAAAGCGAAACACGGCGAAATTTACATTTACTTTTGCAGAAAAGGAAGGTATTTTCTTCGCTACCACTGGATGTAATGTTTCTGGAAATATATGGATGTTTAATAAACATGCATTACAGAACTACACTGTTGGTAAATTAAGTGTTGTTTTTGAAAATACAGGTCAAAATGTTTCTAGAAACGTGAAGAATATTTCGTTTTCTGACTATGATCTAAGATTGAGAGAGGGTAGTGATATAGCTTTTATTGAACTGAGAGCTATAGCTCCTGGACATAACTTAGTTAAATATTTTCCCCTTGATGCACAGTTGAAGGGAAGATATTCGGGGAAATACCATCTAATATCTCGTAACGGTATTCGGTCAGAATTGGTTATTCAAGATATTCACGCAGGTAAATGTCCAGTATATAATGTTAAGGCCTATCTAGGCAAGGCAGATACAGACACTAAAAATGGTGACTGTGGCTCCCCTTGTGTGGTTACTATAGGAGCAGGACAGGTGATATTTGGTATACATGCTTGTGGTGCGGATAGAGGTCATATAGTCATGCACCATGTATCTCAATTGATGATACAGGAGATTTTGCGTACTTATCAACCTCAAGTTGAATGTGGCACACTCCCTATCAGCGCGCCGGGATATACGCGTTCACTGGGACCTTTGCATACCAAATCTCCACTTAGATTTCTGGAGAGTGGTAGTGTTGAAATTCATGGTAGTTTCACCGGGTATAGACCCAAGCACAAGTCCAAAGTGGAAAAAACCTTTATACACCCTTTTGTTACCAAGGATGGATATCAAGATATTTGCGGAGCTCCAGACATGTCGTGGAGACCATGGAATCTTGCGTTGACGGAAATGGTGTCGCACACTCACGATTATCAAAATGAGATAATAGCGAAATGTGCAGATGCGTTTCGCAATGATATAGTGGATGGCTTAGGTGACAAGATCAAGGAGATAGAAATCTACACAGTGGATGTTGCTCTTAATGGCGTTGATGGAATAGCTTATGTTGATAAAATTAACACAAGCACAAGTGCTGGTAATCCATTTAAGAAGTCTAAATCTCATTTTATGACTGTAGACGAGACTGGTAAGGTTACAGCACTAGATCCTGTGATAACAGAGCGTATGGCTGATATAGACAAATGTTACGCTCAGGGTAAGCGATTTCACCCCCAATTTTGCGGACACGCTAAGGATGAGCCCTTACCACTACCAAAGGTGGAAATGGGTAAAACTCGCATATTTTGTGGTAGTGAATTAGCTTGGTCTATTAAAGTTAGACAATATTATCTATCACATATCAGAATGATACAAAATAACCCAAAGTTGTTCGAAAGTATGCCTGGGGTTGTAGCTCAATCTGAAGAGTGGGGTAGGTTGCATGCGCATATTACTCAACATGGTTTTGAATCCATAATAGCAGGCGACTACAAATTTTTTGATAAGAAAATGGTTGCCACATTCATCTTGTGGGCATTTTGGATATTAGAAGAGATGGCTCGCGCAGCTGGTTGGAATGATGCGCAATTATTAGTGCTACGTTGTATGGCTTATGATACTGCTTTTGCCCATATAGATTTTAATGGTGATAGTATAGAGATTCCAGGTAACCCATCTGGTCACCCTCTAACAGTTATCATAAATTGTTTAGTGAATTGTTTATATATGAGATATGTTTTTTACATCATATGTAAGAAACCACTAAAGGATTTTAAGAAGTACGTGGCATTAGCAACATATGGAGATGATAATATTATGGGTGTTTCATCAGAATGCCCGGAATTTAATCATACTCGTATAGCTGCTGCTTTAAAGATAATTGGTGTTGGCTACACTATGGCAGAAAAGGGGGCGGAAAGTGTACCCTATATCAATATACGAGATGCTACGTTCTTGAAGCGTAAGTTTAGGTACGATGCTGATATAGGTACAATAGTTGCCCCTCTAGATCATGCATCTATAGATAAGATGCTTACCAAATACTGTAGAAGTGGAGAGATTACTCCAGAGGCTCATTCAATTGCTGTTATCGAAACGGCACTGCGTGAGTACTTTTTCTATGGTAAAGAGAAGTATATGGAGCGCAGAGCATATTTTGTAGACTTGGTGGATCGAGCTAATCTCCATAATTGGGTGCGTGAATCCACATTTCCCTCTTATGCGCAGTTAGTTTGGGATTTTTGGATGAGATTTACGAATGAACGTTTGGCTATTATTCGTTCTGGATTGGATCCATCGAGAGTAAACTCGCCCAAATCACTTACTGAGGATGGTGTCTCAGTAAGTTATGTACCCCAGACCTCCCTGGTTAAAGGCAATATGGGGATTAACTGTCCCCAGGTTGTAGAAATAGTTAGCAACACAAAAGAAGGAAGTCAATTCCGTGGAAAATTGACATGTTGTGTTTCAGAACCAGATCTGAAACCTGATTCTCCCCCAGATGGGGAGATGGAGGTGAGCCGCTCTCACCAATATAGTGCACAATCGGAGATTGGATTGGTTACTTACTTGGATGAAAATTCAGGTTTAACAATTGGTGCACCCGCTGGAAATGCGGAACAATCGACAACGGATGCCACTTTGGGTTCCAATATAGAAGATTTTTTCTCACGTCCAGTGAGATTAGGATCATATTTATGGGCAGAATCTGATGTGGTTGGATCTAACACCCTTGTTGATCCATGGGGTTTATGGGCTTCAAATACCTATATTAAGAATAAGTTGAATAATTATGCTTTTTTCCGCTGCAATTTGCACGTAAAATTTGTAATTAATGCCTCTCCTTTTTATTATGGTATGACTCAGATCTCATACCAACCGCGACATAATAGTAAACCTACTACTATTGTCACAGATGCAGGATCGCGATGGTTGATGTTAGAGTCTCAACGACCGCGTGTCGTTTTGGACCCTCAACGTCAAGAAGCCGGAGAATTGGTACTACCATTTATTCTGGATAAGAATTATTTAGATAATACACTTATTGGGGAATTTAACAATATGGGTCAGCTACATTAT